GGCCCCGGCGGCCTCCACGCACCGCAACGTGAAGGAGATGACGATCAAGAACAAGCACGCGACGCTCGCGTGCGACGTCACCCCGTTGTTCAACCTGAGCGCGACGCAGTACGAAGCGTTTCCGAAGTGGACGCTCCTGCCCGGCGAGCTCATGGAGTACATCGAGGGCGTCGGCTTCTTCAAGATTGCCACGCCCATCCTGCCGCTGATCGGCCGGGCGCTCGCGGCGGACAATGCGGGCGGGCAGAACGTGGCCACCGCGCAGCCCTGGTTTCCGACCAACGGCGCGTTGACGGTCCCCAGCGCGACGGCGTTCTGGATGTGGGGCCGGCTGAACATCACGTCCGGCGCGACGACCCACACGACGGGGCTCAACTTCACGGGGACGGCGACGCTCACGGCGATCGACTATTACGCGCAAATCCACCGATCGGCGGCGGACACGATCATCTCCGTGTTCAGCGGCATCAACGCGATCGTGGCGACGAACGTCGTCCTCGACGTGACCGGCACGCAGGTGGGGCATTACATCGCGATCGAGGGCATCCTGCGGATCAACGTGGGCGGCACCTTCATCCCTAACTTCCAGTTCTCGGCGAACCCGACCGGCACGATCACGATCAAACGCGGGAGCCACTTCTGGTTGCAGCAGCTCGGCGACAACGCGATGGACAAGATCGGGACCTGGACCTAAATGGCGAATCAGGGCTGGTTCGATAAAACCGCGACGAGCGCCGGGTGGTTCGATCCCACCGCGGCGGCGCGCGGTTGGTTCGATCGGACCTTCACGGACCTCGACCCGGTCGCGAGTGGCGACCCCGGGACGCAGCCCGTGCAGGGCACGCGGGGCGTTCGTCAGAAAGCCGCGAGTTGGCGGACGGCCGTGCTCGCGGCCTCCCTGCTCATCACCGGCACGGTCGAAGCGGCGGCGAATAATCCGCCGGTCCAGCCCGAGACCTGGCCTCAAGCCGTCCAAGGCACGCAGGCCAGCGGGTACGCGGCGCGATCGCTCCGTGGACGCGCCACGCTCGCCCAGCGCACCTATTACCAAGGCACGGCCGAGTCGGCGATCGTGGTCCAGCCGGAGACCTGGACCCAACCGGTGCAAGGCACGGGCGCGCTCGCGCGGCAGCAACGGGCCTGGTCGCGCACCGCCGCGGGCCTGGGCCGGTTGTGGCAGACCCCGGAAGACGTCACCACCGAGCCGGAGACGTGGACGCAACCCGTCTCAGGGACGAGCGCGCTCCGGCAGCAGGCCACGGGTCAGCGGCTGCAGCGCGTCCGGTCCGCCCCGCTCTGGCAGACGTTGCCGGAAGAGGACGGCCCGCTCGCGACCCAACCGGAGACCTGGCCGCAGGCGGTCCAGGGGCTCACCGCCGTCCGCGCGAGGGCGCACGCCGTCCGGACGCGCGCCGCCGCGCAGACGCTCCTCTACGGCACGACGGCCCAAGATCCGCCGCCGCTCGTCCCGCCTGATCAGTGGACGCAGGCGGTCAGCGGCACGGCCGCGCTGCGCACGGCGAGTCAGCAAGTCCGGATGCGCGTCGTCCTGTTCGCGCCGCTCCTCTGGCAAACCCCGGAGGATGTCAGCGGACCACTGGCGACCCAGCCCGACACCTGGCAGCCACCGATTGCCGGCACGACGGCACAGGCGCTCGCGCAGCGGTTGTTCCGGTCACGCGGCGTCCGGGCGCAGGCCCTCGGCCAGACCGTCAACGACGTCTCCGCGATCGCGGAGCCTGAGACCTGGATCTCCCCGATTGTCGGGCTGTCCTCGCTGCGTCAGCAGCAGCGCGCCTGGCGGGAGACCGCCACGCGCCTCAGTCCGCGGCTCTATTGGCAGACGGTCGACCTGAGTACGGGCCCGCTGGCCGTGCAACCCGACACGTGGGTCCAGCCGATTGGGGGCAGTCGGGCGCTGCGCACCCTCCAGCAGCAGCTGCGCGCGATCGGGCTGCGGGTCGGCGCGTACCTGTGGCAGCGCCCGCCGGAAGATCTCTCGCTCCTTGGCTCGCCGCCTCAGACGTCCGTCGTCAGCACGTACGCGCCGTCCTCGGCGATCACGGGCACGTCGACGCCGCTCACGGCGATCACGGGGACCTATGCCCCGACGGCGACGTCCGTGATCGGGACGGTCACGCTGGCGAATGACTACCGGTCGGCCGTCCTCGCGGATGGCCCGATCGGGTACTGGCGGCTGGGTGAGGCGAGCGGACTCGTGGCCGCGGACAGCAGCGGGAACGGACGCGACGGCACGTATACCGGGGGCGTCACGCTCGCGCAAGCCGGCGCGCTGTCGGACGGCAACACGGCGGCGCTGTTCAATGGATCGACTGGCCAAGTGACGACTACTGCTGCTGCACTGCAGAAAGCCGCTGGCCCCTTCACGTTGGAGGCCTGGGTCAAGTCAGCAGCTGGAGGGAGCGATGCCGGCATCGTGGGACGTGGCGTGCCCAACAACATGCAGCTCACGTGGCACACCGGCACCGCGATCTATTTCTACGCCGGGAATTCATGGGCCACGGCTCCGTTGTCAGGCAACGCCTGGCATCACGTGGTTGGCACCTGGGACGGAACGACTGCTGCAAATGCCATCAAGCTCTACATCGACGGTGTGCTCGTTGCACAAGGCACCTCGACGACGACAGTCATTACCCCGAGTGCTCTCTGTATCGGACAGGCAGTACCTGGGACGTTCTTCAGCGGGTCGATCGACGAAGTCGCCGTCTATCCCCTCGCCTTGACCCCGACCCAGATCACCAAACATTACCAAATCGACCTCACAGAACGAAACATCACCCTAATAACCAATACCTACAACCCACACACCGATTGCATCGGAACGGCGGACTAAATGGCCAAAGCCACGAATCTCCGGTTGTTCCTCGGTGAGGATCATCAGTTCGTCTTCACGACGCTGAACGCCGCCGAAACCCTAGCGGTCGACATCACCGGCTGGACGTTGTCCTGGATGATCAAGCGCTACACCAGCGATGCGGATCTCAGTGCGCTGCTCGAGAAAACGACGGCAGCCGGCATCGCTATTTCCGGCGTGTTCAACAGCGTGCCCGCCACCAACACGCAAGTGGCCACGGTGACGATCCTGGATACGGAGACGAGTCCCCTCCCAGAAGTCCTGGCCCAGTACGAACTGAAGCGCATGGATGCCGGCTTCGAAACGGTGCTGGCGTACGGCACGTTGGAACTCGTGCGGGCGGTGCATGCATGAGGGCCCTGGACGGGATCGAACAGGCCGATGGCGACAGCAACCTCGGACGCGATGAAGACGATCTGGCCGGCGTGATGCTACCCCGTGAACCACGGCAGAACTCGTATCGGCGTGGGTACACCAAGGCCTGGTCTGCGTACGCGAAGACCTGGAAGCAAGCGCACCCCCTGTGTGGAGAGCGCGCCGATGGGCGGCTCCACGCGGCACATAGCCGCTGTGTACGGGACGGACGAACAAGCGCGGTGGCGGTGACGGACCACATCACGCCCCATCGCGGCAACCCCGCCCTGTTCTGGGACGAGAGTAACCATCAATCGTTGTGCGCCTCGTGTCACAACGCGAAGAGTCAGACCGAACGCACATGAGCCCGAACACCGGCAACACGCGCAGATGCAAATACATCCACACCAGCCTCCTGTGCGCAGGGGAGGGGGGGGTGAATCTGCTGTAAGTGACGGTCGGGAAAGCGCGGAGGGGGTTCGGACGCGAAAAGTCGATTTCAAAAGATCGTGATTTCGAAAACATTTTTATAGGAGGCGCATGGGCGGCAAGGGGAGCGGCGGACGGCGCGTCGGGTCGGGGAAAAAGCTGAAATCCGACCTCGAACACGCGATCAGTGGCACGGCGAGCAAGAGCGGCGTCGTCCTGCAGCATCCGAGCTCGACGGCGATCGCGCCGATCGAGACCTTTGACCCGCCGACGACCCTGAGAGGGAACGCGCGGAAGGTGTGGCTCGAGCTCGCGCCGTCGGCGTTCGAGGCGCGCACGCTCACCCGGTCCACGGAGGTGCAATTCGTGATCTTGTGTCGAAACGTCGCGCTCGAGCGGCGGATGGCGAGCCGGAAGTGGGGGGCCGGCAACGCGAATCACCGCGGGATGATTCAGCGCGTCGACGCGGAGCTGACGAAGTTCTGCCTGTCGCCGTTCGGCAAGCCGCTGTACGCCGCCCAACCGGTGGTGACCGCGAATCCCCTCGATCGGTTCACGAAGGCGCGCGCGTGACGAAAAAGGCCGCCCTGGATCCGGTGACCCGCTACGCGACCGAGGTCGTTGCGCGTCGTATTGTCGCGGCGCGTCTGGTGCGCCTGGCGTGTCAGCGGCATCTGAACGATCTGCGTGACGCCGCGGCGAAGGGGCTCGTCTGGAAACACGCCGAGGCGCAGGACGCGATTGACTTCTTTCCGTCCTGCCTATGTTTGCCGGAAGAGACCGACGTCGACGAGGACGTCGAGGCCGCGGCCGACGTGATGCCGGATCAGGGGACGCCGTTCCGCCTCTCAGACTTCCAGCAATTTATCGTGGGGTCGCTGTTTGGCTGGTTTGAGATCCGCACGAGCCCGAAGACCGGCGTGCAGCGCGTCCAGCAGCGGTTTCGGATCTGCTATTTCGAGGGCGGGAAGGGCTGCGGGAAGACGCCGCTCGGCGCCGGGATCCTGATCTTCATGCTGGTGCGGCACGGCGTCCGCGGCGCGCAGCTCTTCTGCGCGGCCGTCACGAAGGACCAGGCCAAGCTCGCCTTCGCCGACTGCGTGAAGATGGTCGAGGCCTCGCCGGCGCTGCAGGCGCTCATCAAACACACCGGCAACAATCTCGCGGTCAAGACGACCGGATCGTTCATTCGCCCGATCTCGGCCGAGAAGCGCGGGCTCGACGGGAAACGCGTCCAGGGCGCAGTCGTCGACGAGCTCCATGAGCATCCGAGTGAGGTCGTCGTCGTCAAGCTGATCGCCGGCATCAAGGGGCGGCCGAACGCGTTGATCTTCATGCCCACGAACTCGGGCTTCGATCAGGAATCGGCGTGTTGGTACTACCATGAATACTCGCGCGAGATCCTCGAAGGGACCGTCGCCAACGAGTCGTGGTTCGCGTTCGTCTGTCATCTCGACCCGTGCGCGCGCTGTGAGAAGGCGGGGAAGCGCCAACCGTCCCCGGACTGCCCGGACTGCGACAGCTGGAAAGTGGAAGGCCCGCACTGGCTGAAGGCCTGCCCGAACCTCGGCGTGTCGGTGTCCTGGCAGTATCAACGCGACCAGGTCCGCATGGGCCTGGATCTCCCCTCGCAGCGGAACTGGGTCCTGCGGCTGAATTTCTGTTTCTGGACGCAGCAGGCGACCGTCTGGATCACGGCGGAGGCCTGGGCGGCGTGCACCACGACAACGGCGCCGGACACGTTCCGTGCCTCGCTGCAGGGCCGCGAGTGCTTCCTCGGCATCGACCTGTCCGACAAGATTGACCTCTCGTCGGTCGTCGCCATCTTTCCGCGCGCCCTCACTCGCACGGAGGATGAGGCGGCCGTCGAGAGCCTGGCCGTTCGCGACGACACGCCAGCGGCCGCGGCCGTGCCGACGATCGACTACGCGATCGATGTGCTCCCGTTCTTCTGGATGCCGGAGAAGACGCTGTTTCGACGAGCCCAGGAAGACAAGATCCCCTATCCCGACTGGAAGCGCGACGGGTTCATCACGACCTGGCCCGGCAGTCTGATCGACCACGACGCGATCGCGGAGTTCATCATCGCGGAGCTGGCGGTCCGGTTCCGCATCCTCGGCATCGGCATCGACGACGCGGGCGCGAGCGGCGTGGTGGGGAAGCTGCAACGGCACTTCGGCCACGACGACAGCGTCCCCCCGGAACAGCGGTTCGTCTGGCCCGTCGCCCAGGGGTTCCGCAAACTGTCCGCGCCGTCGAAGTGGCTCGAGGCGCTGATCGTCAGTCGAAACCTCGCGCACGACGGCAACCCCTGCATGACCTGGTGCCTGGGCAACATGGGGAAAGAGGAAAACACCTGGCTGGAAATCCGGCCGGTGAAGCTCGCCCAACGCAAGCGGATCGACGGCGGCGTGGCCTTGATCGATGCGGTCGCGAAGATGACGGCGACGCCCAGGCTCCCGGCCGCCGGCCTCAGCGCGGAATGGATCTAACAGCAATGGCTTATACCGAGGTGATGCGCGTCGTGTCGTCGTCGGGATCGCCGACGCGCTGGCAACGCGTCCGCTCGGCGATCAGTCGCCGGTCCCACTGGCTGGGGCCGTACAACCTGGCCACGATCGCGGCCGGGATCTTCGGCGACGGGACGCCGTCGAGCACCGGCGTCCGCGTCAGCGAAGAGACGGCGCTGACGTACTCGGCGTTCTGGGCGTGCGTGAATGCGATCTCGACGGACGTCGCCTCGTTGCCCCTGATTCACTACAAACGGGTGTCAGGCGGCGGCAAAGAGCGCTATACCGACTCCACACTCTACCGACTGCTCCATGACGAGCCCAACTCGGAGATGACGTCGTTCACGATGCGTCAGGTCCTGACGGCGCACGCCCTGACGTGGGGCGGCGGCTACGCGGAGATCGAACGCGGCGGCGACAACAAGGCGATCGGGCTCTGGCCGATCACGCCGGACCGGGTGACACCGGGGCGCGACGCGGGCGGCCAGGTCCAGTACCGCGTGACCAACACGAACCGCCCGCCCTCCTTCATTCCCGCGGCCGACATGCTGCACATTCCGGGGCTCGGGTTCAACGGGCTGCAAGGCTATTCCGTGGTGGCGATGGCGCGCGAAAGTATCGGCCTGGGCCTCGCCACGGAGCGCTTTGGCGGGACGTTCTTCGGGAACGGGGCGACGTTTGGCGGCGTGATCAAATACAAAGGCCCGAAGCCGCCCGAACTCTCCGAGAAGAACGCGAAGGAAGTCCTTGAGGGCAAGCACAAAGGCGTCGATCGCGCGCACCAGATCTTGGCGCTCTATAACGGCGCCGAGTACGAGAGCCGCGGCATCCCCCCCAACGATGCGCAGTTTCTCGAGACGCGCCTCCACCAGGTCGAGGAAATGTGCCGGTGGTTCCGGATGCCGCCGCACAAGATCCAACATCTGCTGCGATCGACCAATAACAATATCGAGCACCAGGGCATCGAGTACTACACGGATACCATACGGTCGTGGCTGGTCCGCTGGGAGCAGGAGGTCAATCGCAAGTTGATTTCTCCGTCCGAGCGACGCATTCAGTTCGCGGAGCATCTGATCGACGGCGTGCTGCGCGGGGATCTGCCGAGTCGCTACGCGGCGTATGCGATCGGTCGACAGTGGGGCTGGCTCTCGGCCGACGACATCTGCGACCGCGAGAACATGAATCCGCTGCCGAACGGGATCGGCAAGGTCTACCTGTTGCCGATGAACATGACGCCGGCGGACCGCATCACCGAACTGATTGACGCGCAGATCAAAGCGAAGGAGACCCCGGCACCTGCACCGGGCACGCCGCCGGCGGGCGCACCCGACCCGAACGCGGTGCAGCAAAACGCCCTGGCGCTGGTCGAGAACATTCGGATCGCGCTCACGGAGGCGGAACAGCGGGCCGAGTTGCTGCTGACGCGTGCGGTCCAGGCTGAAGCGCAGGCGACCGCGACCGGCGAGCTCCAGGTGGAGGCCGAGCAGCTCCGCGCGGCCGCGGCCACCGCCCAGCAGGAAGTCGGGACCCTCCAGGCGCTGCTCATCGAGGCGACGACCCGCGCAGACCAGGCGGGGGCCGCGCTGCTGGCGGCGCAGGCAGATCTTGAGGCTCGCGCGCTCACCCAGGCCGCTGAGCTGGCGGCGAGTCGCCAACGAGACACGGACGCGTCCGCCGACGTGGCCCGACTGACGGCGGAGGTCGCCGAAGCCCAAGGCAGCCTCGTACTCGAAGCGGCGGCTCGCACCGAAGCCGAAGCGGCCGGCGCCGCCGAACACGCGGCCACCCTCCAGCGCATGACGGCGGTGATTGCTTCACATCGCGGCCTGGTCGTGGACGCGATGGGGCGGATGATCCGGCGCGAAACCGAGAAAGCCCGCCGGGCCCAGACGACGCCCGAGAAGCTCCGCGGCTGGATCGAGACGTTCTATCCGGTCCATGCCGACATCTGCCGGGCGGCGTTGTTGCCGGCGATGCGGGTGCACCTGGCGTGGCTACAGTCGGCCGACGATCCGACCGTCGTCACGACGGCCCTGGTCACATCGCACATCGACGACTCGATCCGGCAGCTCCGCGCGGTGCTCGAGAGCGAGCCCGAAGACTACGCGATGACGCTCGAGACGACACTCCGACACTGGGAATTGGACCGCGCCGACGCACTGGCGGACGTGATCCTGAAAGAGGCCATCGACCATGTCCGTCATCAAGGGTGAGCTCGAACGGCGCACGTCCGGCGAGATTCGGCTCGATCCCTCCGGCGATCGCAAACTGCGCGGCTACGCGATCGTCTTTAACAAGAAATCGCTCGACCTCGGCGGGTTCCGCGAAATTATCCTGCCCGAGGCCGTCGATCGGACCCTGCGCGAAGCGCTCGATGTGCGCGCGCTCTTCGATCACGACTCGGGCAAGATCCTCGGGCGGACGCGGGCCGGGACGCTCCGGCTCTGGGCCGACGGGCACGGTCTGGCGGTGGACATCAACCCGCCGAATCCGACTGACCCGCCGAACCTCCTCACCTCGATGGAGCGCGGCGACATCACCGGGATGTCGTTTTCGTTCCGGACCCTGACCGACGACTGGCGCATGGAAGACGGCGAGGTCATCCGGGAAGTGAGCGACATGCGGGTGCACGAGGTGTCGATCGTCTCGTTTCCGGCCTATCCCGATACGGACGTGCAGGTCGCGCAGCGCGCGCTGCAGGGGTTCATGGCGACTCAGAAGGGGAAACATTCGAAAGTGTGGTGGGAACGATGGCACCGGACACAACTCGCGCGCTGAGAACGATTCGACTCCTCATCGACTGGCGGGTCCAAGGCCTGTGGATGAAAGGGTGGATCGTGCACAAAGACGCCCGTGCGGCCGCGGTGCTGGTCGCCGGCGGCTACGCGCAATACGTGCTCGACGGCACCCCGCCGCCGCCGGATCAACTCGAATGGGCGCGCGCGATCGAACGCGGACCGTCCTGACCATGCACGCGGCCGCCTTCGCGTTCATCCAGTCCGTCGCCGCCGA